GCACCATATCATGGCCACCACCAGTCTGATCGTATAGCTTGCTTATTTTTCCGGTCGTTGCGTTCAAAAACGTAGCTATGCTTGCAGTATCAAGTAATCCGCTTGCTAGCGTTGTAAACGTGTTTGTCGTGCTATCGGACGCCCGTATTATATCGCAGCAATTCGTTCCGGCTTTCGCTGCGCTATAGGCGCGTAATCCCCACCACGCGGTAGCACTCGCCGCAATGTCACCGGGACCAATATAGGCCACGGACGCCATCCCCCACCCCTCGTTATTCCACCCTGTCGTGGACGACCAGCCACTCATGTCAGAAAAATACCTTATTGGCACCAATCATATCCAATCTATCGATCCGACAACTACACCCGCCGTTACAGTTGTAGCATCGTTATCTGCAATCAATCCTGTTATTGAATATGCAATTCCAGATGAAAATGATAATCCATAAGGAAATGTTTTTGAATAACCGACATTGGCTGGAATTGGGATTGTCCAAATAGGAGTGCTTGCCGTTGTTGGTACACCTACGTTATTATATAGTTTGAAAAACGCTCCAGTAGCAGACGTATTAAAAATATCTATCCTATAAATATTACCTGCTGCACTTGCTTTGATATTTGTAAAACCTCCTGCTGTGGTATTCGTAACTCGACTTGTAGTTGCTCCATTTGCTGATGCCGTTAATCCGACTTGCGATGTATCAATAATTACACGCTGAGTAGCACTGCCTCCCGTACCAGATCCTTTATCCCAAAAGGCCGTAGTTAACGTTGTCCCTGTTACTGCCATAGCAACAGGAATAAATAACGATGTTGCGGTTACCGCTGCAGCCGTTGCAATAACGACAGGACCGGCATCGCGATTATATATTCCGTCGAGTGTCGCTGCTGTTCCGGTTCCGGTAGTGCCTACGCCAGCGGTAATACCAACTTCCGTTACTTTTGCCATGTTAGAATCCTAGCCAGAAAAATGTTGAATTACCGCCAACTGGCGGAGGTGTCGGCAGACTACCAGCCGAAGCATTCTTTTGATCCGGAAGCCATTGTGCCATGGCCAACATGGCAATGATAAACTTAATCATACGCCATCCCCCAATGTGAAATAGACTTGCGCCGTAGTAGATGCGACTACCGCGACATAAGTCTGCGTGTCTGGATTTCGCGTAATACCAAGCCGTTCGCCTGGTCCTACGATCATCCCATTATCTGCTGTCGTTGTTACCGCCGCCGTTCCGAACGCTATCCAGACATTGGCAGTCGCAGAAGCATTCTTGATGCTGACCGCCATTCCGGCACCTGTTGACAACGCTACTGCTGTTGAAGTTGCCGATGCCACCACATTGACGGTCCCGGTAGGCTTCGGGGTAAAAAGTTGAACATTACCCGCCATGTTGCGGCTCCTTGGCTTGTTTCATTTTACTAGCGTGCTGCGCTTCGAGCAATTCCAGTTCTCGGTTATGCTTGTGGCCTTCCATGACATGCTCACGCATTTGAGATTGCGCCTCTAAGGCATGTTCCTGGCCGGTTGCGATCATTTGGCCATGCACCTTGGCCATTTCGGCTTCTGCCCGCATTTCAGCAATCTGGATTTCCATGCGCTTCATGGCGACATCCATTTGCTTGATTTGCGCTTCCATCTGCTTGTTCTGGGCCTCTGACGCAGCTTCAATCTGTTGGGAATTGATTTCCCCTTGGGCCTTGATCATCACTGCTTGTGCTTTAATCGCCTCTGGATCTTGTTTTTGCTGTGGATTAGCGGCTGCGGCTTTGGCATCCATTTCCGCCTTTTCGCAGAAATCCTCAATAGCGGATTCAAGATCGCGGCCAACCCTGAAACCACGCACAGCAAACTGTAGCATTTTAGCTGCCAAGGGCGCGAATTCCGGTGCCATCGCAACAGTCTGCGCCGATATCTCAATGAATTTCGTAACACCTTCAACGAATTGTATTCTTTGCTCTTTTTCCTGCTGTGCATCACCTTGGATGGTCGAATCAGTCTCGATATCGATCCGGAAACCACGCAATTTATCCTGTCTTAGCAATGCAATAGCATCGGCAATCAGCGCCATTTTGCGCTGCATTTTCTGATCTGCCGGTTCCGGTGGTTGTAAAACACTGGGCGGTGGCGGATGGCTTTGCTGTCCTCCTACTCCTTGATTGAATGGAGTTGACGTTGGCTGTAAACCGCCCTGCGGAGGCATTCCTGGTACGGGCAAAGGCATTAAAAGGCACCCAACAGAAGCTGTATCGCTTCTTCCTCGTCGTCTACCTTATGAGACATGATGGCCTTCACCAAGTCGGTGTAATCTGGCTTGGGTTTAGGTAATTCAATCTTGCTGGCCGGATGCGCAATAACTTCAGGTAATTCTGGAGGCGGCCCATACACCGCGTATTCAAGATCCTTCCTTAGTTTCTGCTTTTTACGGCTTTCGTCCTCGAAATTCCGTTCCGGCTCCCGCCTCTTTTTCTTGCGCGGAATTGCGATATCGATTGGACTGGTAACATCGACTTGGAATGCATTAGCCTGGAATGTTCCAAAGACTGACTGCATCAGGATATCCTTAGAAACAACCCTATGGATTGTTGGTCATCCCAATAACCGCCCGGTAAATCAGGCCCTATGTTTTTCCAAAGACCGGGAACTCCCTGTGTGAAAAATCCCCATGTCGGAGCACTGGCATCGATCAAATAAGCCGGGCGGAACGTGCTCGTGGTATCGTTGGTTTTAATGGGTCCTCGATCCCCGGCCCCCATGCAAACTATTCCTATGTCATAAGCATTTTTTGGCATTATGAAATCCTCAAGAATAACCCGATATTAGGACTTGCTTCCCAATATCCATTTGTCAAAGTCGGCCCCATATTTCTCCAGGTTCCGGTAGCGACAATCGAACTGAGATTCCAGACGCCAGTCGCTATATCATCCACATGGGCCGGGAGAAATGCAGTTGTTGTTCCACCACTTACTAGGGGCGATGCCGTTGTATTGTTGTCATAACCTCCCATGGCATAAGCGCCTATTGCATAGGTATTAACTATGCCGACGCCGCCCGCTGCCGAAATTGTATTTCCCGTGATCGTTATATTCGTGCCTGCGGCTATTTCAGTCCCGTTGCCGCTGTTGTCCGTTCCAATCAGAACATTCGCAGTGCCCGTTATGGCATGGGTATCGTTCCAATTAGACGGCTTGACCAATCCAGCATCCGGACCGTCCGGAATAGTCGAAGTAAACTTGTGTTTAACAGCTAGCGTCATCTAACCGTCTCGACCCCTACGATACGTTGCGTCAACGGATCGCGTACTACCCGCTTGGGAGCGTGAATGGCCTCGATCAGCTTGCTTAGAACATCAGGCCCGACATCGCTGATTTGTTGTTGCTGCTGCTGTTGGGGCAATGTGTCAGGAGGATCGAAGCCTTCATCGAATAAGGCACCGGAAACCTGAATGAGCGTCTTCGGATTGAAGTGCTCCGAGATAATCTCACCCATGATTTCGATGATATTCCTGCAGAATACCGCTACATCGTCCTGCCGCTGCTGAAGCCGTCCGGTGCCGTTGTTCTGTTTTAAACGCTGGCCACCTAATGTTTCCCTGGCATCCGACGTCCCGCGCATGATGTCCCAGATGCCGTTAACACGATCCAAGTCCTCGATGATCTTGGCTCGCACTTCGATAATGGCCTGTAGCGTGTCGGCTATTTCCTTGAGCGGCACGAAATCAAGAGCGCCCTTCAACCCGCCCTTTTCCGCGAACATCGCCCAGCTATCGACAGGAATTAAATCCGGTTCCTTGCCTTCCTCGAATATCCGCTTGATTCCCTGCGCCGAGGCGTCATAGACGCCAACAACCTTGAGGGCGCTGGTCAGGATATCGATGCGCTTGGAGAGGTTATCTATCTGGGCATATTGGTCCTGACTTTCGACGTAATCAGGCACCGGGATCATCGTATCGTTAGTAGTGGTTGCCTGTAAGCAAGCCGGACATGGAAAGAAGCCTTCAAGATTGAGCGGGTCGTCAACCTCCTCCAGCAAATCCTCGTATTGTTTGGCTATGAAATACACCCGCTTGGTCGGCTTCCACCAGATTTCATAAACGGTGGCCTGCATCCCATCGGTGCCGGATACCAGGGATTTTGATCCTTCATCCGGTGTACTCGTAGGAACATAATCCAATGGGACTTTCTTGCCCACTTTCTTTCCGAACCGCTCTATCAGGTCCTCGCGGCTCATATAGAGCCGTCTGCCCTTGCCCTGGATTTCTTCTTCTGTCCTGACCTTTGCCGGGAATTGATAGTAGTCCTGCCAATGGACGTATGAGACATCCAAGCTATCGCGTAACACCTCGCGTTCTAGCTTGTCCTCGCGTTCTTCCCGGTCGCTTTCTAATGCCTCCTCTGATCCCGCTACCCTCATTTCATCGTTTGCTGTGGATAATGGGGAAATAGCGTCACCGAATTCAGGATTATATCTGACCCAGACCTGGCCGCGTCCAACTATGAGATAATCGTTTACCGATCTGGCCATGGCTTGGTGATAGCCAGACATGGCGACTTCATAGCGCAAGGCCCGCTCTAGGATAGTCGAGGCAATCCGTCCGGTCGTATCCTTATCAAGAAACCGCCGCTCGCAAATCGGGACAGGCGTTTTTGAATAAATGGCAGGTCGCAAGGTTTGGACGTTCGACCAGAATAGGTTTAAATTCTTACGCTCGTCGTCTATGGTCTTGCGTTCGTCCCGATAGCGAGCGGATATCTTCTTGCAGCGCTCGTAATAACGCTGATATTCCTTCTCGCATTGTTCGATCTGGGTTTTCCAGTGAGCCGTTAATTCCAGGCTCTTTTTGGTCATTAGCCCTTGGCTTCCACTTTGGCGGCCAGATTATCCGTCGCCGCCTTCACCGTATCTCCCAAGCCTGAAACCGCGCTGTTGAGCTTGGCTATGTCAGCAGCTGGGATCGTGACGGCCCTCGAAGCCGCACTTGCAGCTTCATGAACATGACCTCGAGCTAGCCAGCCACAGGCTACGCCGACCAACAGACCGACGATGAAAGCTATCAATGCCAATTCCATGAATATCCCTTTCCTATTTCCAGCGTGATGCTTCTTCGGACACATCACAAATCAATTCAGCGATAGCTAACTTTTCTTGCGGCCTGCCCCAAACCGTTCCAATCTTTCGACCGTTAGCATCAAGTAAATATACAAAACCTTTTCCGTCATGAGTGCCTATTGGTGCGTTTGTCGAATAGCTCCAAGGCAACGGTGGCAGATCAGTTTTTGTAATCATAATTTTCGTTCCTAAATTCTTTCCGCCCCCTTGCGCGGCTGCGCGTCCCATAAATCCTGCAATGTCACCTGATTGTGCGGTCCTACCCCAATGAGCGGGATTGGCTTCTTCAATCTCAGATCCTTGACGTAAGGCCTTGACATACAAGCATATCTTACGCAATCCGCTGCGTGGTCTTCTGATTCCGTATCCACATCTTCAGGTCTAGCAGGATCATGCTGCAATGCGGGAAGCGTTCTTATGGTATCCCGGCAGGTATTAAAGAAATAAATCATTGGCCGGTCTTCTTCCCCGATGAGCCTCGATCTGAGCTGGTCCCATCCACCCATGGCGCCACGACGGGATACGCGGGCATTGTCGGCCCGCCGAAAAAATACTCGCCAGGGGGGTCGAGCCATACGTTCAGCAATGCTCGGGCCACCGTCCTGTGCAAAGGCCGCAGGGTCGAGGACGCCGTAGGAAATGGGCGTTTTTCCTTCGATGTCCTTCGGCTCTTTTGTTTCACGTGCAACAATTCCCTCAGCCACCTGTTCTGCCGTGAGTTTTAGACCCACATCGGGCTGTCCTGTTGAGCCATACCATTCTCGATATCGGATAATCGCGCCACGCGGTATCTGCCGCCGTTCCGGTAGATAAAAATTATCTCCGACGACGGCCCACCATCCGACACTGAAAGGCTTTGCGCTTCCCCAGTCAGCCGATCGGAACCTGAGCCAAGATGCAGGAATTTCAAAAGGCGCGATAACATGGCGGGCTTCCGAGAATTCAGGGAAAAACGCTCCCTCTATGACTGACCAATCGCCTTCAAGCCATGCGCGAACAAGTTGCGAATTTCCGACCATTTGGAGGTTCGCAACGTATTCTTTACCTAAAAATCGATTGTCCTGCAACTTTGATGGGATAAAAACGCGTTCGTGCGTCAGAATTTCACCGGAAAATGGATTTTTGTAATCGGTTTTTATCCGTTTCCAACCTTGAGGAGCAGGGTCAATATAACGAGCACGAACCCACTGATGGCCAGGACCGCCAGGATTGCCGGTAGCTCTAAATCCGACCGGGACGCCATGAGCGCTTCGTAGCGTTGCCATGAGCCGGAAGATTGGGGTTGGGGATGGAAAGTTGCCAATTTCCTCGACATAGAGGCGCGTATAAGAATGCCCTTGGTAATTTTCCGCATCTGAATCCCGCTCCAGAAAAGCAAACCGCAATCGACTGCCATTAGGAAAACGCCAGAACTTGTCCTGCTCATGGAACTTGGCTCCCAATGGTGTGTAGATTTGCTTGGATCGCTCTATTGTCTCGATTAGTTCCGTCCTGCTGCGGCGCACCATAAGGCCGATGGCATGTTCGCCGTATGGATCCTGATGGCTTACCCACTCACCGAGCATTCCGTCAGTTTTGCCGCCACCTCGAGCACCGCCAAAGAATACCTCGAAGATTGGACAGGCTAGTAATGCCGTCTGAGGACCAGCCTGAGGACCCCATATGACTTCATATTGATTTCGTTGATGCTTTTTTATCACTGTATGCCATGCAATGCATATCAGGGTTTATAACGCCGGTTACTCTGGCACAAGCATGATAGCTGTAGTGTCGGCATAGCTTGCAGCAGGCATCGGTTGTACCGTGCTCGTAATCCATTCTTAATTTGGATTGCTTTATAAATGTAGTTCATAGCTCGGTCTTGAGCGACAATACTGTCGGCCCGTGCCCGCACTGTGGGCAATTCCATACGTGGAGCAAGGCCGAGGCTTGGCTTCAAGAGGGCCAGAAAGCCTAGCCGGGTCTAATCTGTAAGTCGCACCGTAATATTCATTGCTATCGGCATAGAGCCGACAAGCAAATGGATAAGGCGCAGCCGTATCCAGCGCATGGGCATCTCCTGGTTGTAGATGATATCTATGCGTTGATGCGCAACGCGCAGCAACGCACTGAGCTACTCACTTGCTGCCGCTCTTGGCTTTACCAAAAGCAGCATTTGGGTCTTTTTGCCCGATCAACTTCGCCAACTCATCCGGCGCCTTCGGATCATCTGGCTTGATGGCAGCAACCTTACGGAGCGCAGCATCAAATTTGTCCTCGCGCTCGTCGGCTCCTAGTTCGCGAGCCTTATCGCGGAATTTTTGGATTTGAGAGTTTTTGCCTAATGTCATCGAATACCCCAGACCATTTTCCGAAACGCGGCCCACGGCGCTAGGATTTTACAATCCGCTGTCGGGTAAAGACCCAACGTTTCGCACCGTGGGCAAACGAAATATAGCCGAATCATCTTGGAATCTCAAGCGGTTACTAACGCCTTGATTTTGAATCCTTTTTACCGGGCACGCGCCGAATGAGATGTTTGATACGTAAGACGTTTGCCAACGATACCTTGCATCGCGATGTTTGCGCGAGCGGTATCGTTGATACCAAGCGCGATGCGATTGCTGTATCGAAAA